TTTGCATCCTTGATCTGATCTGCTGTATAGACCAGATTCATATAGTCGTTTGCTTTCTTCTGGATCTCTGTTTTTAACTCTTCATAATTCCAGTCAATCTCTTTCAGGAATCCTTCTTCCTGCGGATTGTATATCTTAAATTCCATGTATTTCTCCTTTATTGATTCATCTAAGCTTTTCTTTTATACTAATGTTGTAGTTTTTTATTAGCCAAAGAAAGGATGGTTTTATGCACACACCAGATGATTTACGTTATGATTTAGCACTCATTGGAGCACAAGCTAAGTTCCAAAACGCTCTTGCCAGAAACGTTGTTTCTGATCTGTATCCTGGTAACGAACTATATGGAAAAGCCGAATTGCTTACTTCGTTTTTTAATGATATTTACTCTACTCTCCAAGATCGTTCTGATTCGGATTTTGTTACAGATGCGCCTTTTTAATCACCTCTTCACGAGTCATATTTAAGATGGCTTCAATATGTTCAACAGTCAGGTTATTGCCTTTTAAAATCTCCACAATTTTATTTACAATAGCCTGATTTTCTTTTTTCTTTTCCTGAACCTCTTTCATATATTCATCGTATCGATTCATGACAATTTCTCCTTTTAAATTTCTGGAAGAATCAAGTTCGGTTGCTGTCTTTTTAAAACTTTCTGCCAGAACTCTTCTTCCGCTTGTTTTAATATCTCAATATCTTCTTCTACATCTGATTGCTCAATATGATAATCTTTTGTTTGTAGCTGGATCTGCCCTTGCCACACTGATTTAAGTTGTGCTCTCAGTTCAACAAACTCATATTCAGTAACCAACAGATAATGCAGGACCTGTATGTAATAGTTGTCCGGAATCTGATCTCTCCATTTTTCACGCTGCATACTTTGCAGGATATTAGTTGTCTTGATTTCTAAGATTCCTTTGCGACCATCCTGATCGGTTAGTTCTCCATCCAAAGATGCATGTGCGCATGGACACTTTTCATTTCGGATCATGTTGTCTCCGAAGTATTCAACCTTGTATTCTGGATGATCAAGTGCAAACAGCGATCTAAGCAATGGCTCTGCATCATGTCCATACCTTACATAATCTTCTCCGGAGATATCTGCAGGTACTCTCTGTCCTATTTTTTCTGAGTATAGATCAACGTTAGTTTTATAAGGGCTAAGACCTAACACTGCAGATGCATCAGATCCACCGATTCCATGTCTGGCATTTAGCCAGGAATCAAAGGAATCGAACTGTATCCGTTTGATTCCTGGTGCAATCAGAATTTCTTTCATAGATCAACCTTTACTTCTTCTTTAACGAACTGAAATCTATTCATTAATTCTTGTAATGCACTTGCAATTTCTTTGTCCAATGGATTCATCTCTCTTTCTATACCATTCGCCAAAGTTCTTAAGGCCGCTACGACATATGGTGCTGTTTCCATGGAAATAGGATGTACACTGTTTGTCACTTCAAAAACAATATCTTTGGCTATCTCTTTTGTAATAGCAATGCTGTCATCGTCGCGGCCAAGTGCTGTACATACATAAGATTTTGCTAATTTTCGTTCACATTCTAATAAAAATTCTTTTGTCATTGTTCTTTCTCGCTTTCCGTGCTATAATGCACTTGATGATTTTTTGTCATTTGTGCCTTTGGAAGTTGCCGCTTCCTTGGCACTTTTTTCTTTCTTATCTATCAAATTTCTTCACTCCTTCCTCATAGATTACTGCCGTGATCAAACACACTGCAGCTAATTCTTTAAAGATTCCCATTGCGATCAGCACTGCTGCTGTGCAGATCATTGCTTTTGTTTCACTTTTCATCTCATGCTCCTTTCTCTGGTTGATACAAAATACCAGTTACTTCCCAGAACAGCTTTGGACTGATATAATAATTTGTCCTGCTCTTTCCAGATTTTCTAAATGCGTATCCGATCGGAAGCCATCCGGCTTCAATGCCTGCCCTTATGAAGCAAGCATCTTTCCCCATCTTCTCTGCCGCATATGCTATCGGTACATTTCCTTCTGGAAACTGCTCTGGTGCATTTGCATATGCTGCTAAGATTCTTAGATCCTGCCTTCTGCTCACGTTTCTCACCTTCCTTTCATCAGATGGCTTAACTCTCCGTCCGATAATTGAGTGCTATTTTTAATAATTAACCAATTTAGGGAGGGTTTCGGGGTTACGTGTATCGGACAGAGGATTAAGCCATCTGTATTTATTCTGTTGTCTTTCTTCCATATATCTCCTATACTTAAATCACAGGGCACTGCCATGTCCGAGTATTCAAGAAAGGAGAATCCTAATGAAATACAATAAAAATGCTACATTTTCTAAAGAACTATCATCAATTCAAAAAACTTTAGATTCATATCAAAGGTTGTATAATACGACAGCCATAAACACAGTTTCCAAAAGTCTTATGCAATTTCAATCAACTATGTCAAAACAACTAAATACTCAAGCCGCTGCCGCAACGCTTGTAATGCAGCAAGCATTAAGCAATCAAATGAGTGCTTCGATTATGCAACTTTCTAAAATGGCTGAATCCTACAACAATCTCGCTAAAAGTATTGGATCATCCCTTAATCAAGTTGCTGTTCGTGGATGTGCGGCTAAAGCCAAAGCTTTGGCTAGTTGTATAATTCTCAATCCATCTCAAACTCTTGTTTCTGGTGTTGCATCAGGAATACTTAGCAATAAAAATATTGATGATGACATTGTCATTCCCAACGAAATCGCTATATCTATTTCTGATACACTAGGAATTTCTGCTGATGAACTTGAACCTGCTATCCCATATAAAGATTCAAAGAAAATATCTACTGAAAAACTCAATTTGTATCTTAATATTCTCGCAGCAATCATTACAATTTTAATGGGGTTTTATACCCCTATCAGCGACTATTTCTCTGGAAAATCTACTGAAAAATATCAGCACCAAATGCTTCAAGAAGAACACAAGCAAACAGAACTTCTTGAGAAAATTCATATTGATTTACAGAAAAATAATTCTTCCACATCTACAACCAAAGAAAAATAGATGTTCTTGCTAAAACAGCTAAAATTGCAAGTACATAGATCCATATTCTCTGGACCAGAAGATCTCTTTTTATATCTCTTAAGGGATCTTCTTTTTTGATACTCTTCATTGATCTGACAACTGAGATTATTCCAAAGATACAAATCCCTGCTGCCACTAATCTAGTTATTTGTATATATTTCGTCTTTCCCACCTCCTGGTTATTTAGTTTCGTTTTTGTGAACTTCTTTTGTAAAAAAATATACTCCTATCTCATTAGGAATAATACCAAGAACTTCTGATCCCCGATCAATGTCCTTCTGCGAAAAATAAGACTTTCCCTGAAAAACGTTTGTCAAATAGTTATGTGATCGTCTTATCTCTCTCGCAAATGTGCCTTCTGTTCCACATTTTTCTTTAATTCGTCCGCGTAATTTTGAATAATCATACTTAGGCTCTGCGAACAAGTTAATCACCTTCTTTCTTTTGTTCCGTTTTTGTGAACCTATATCTAGTATAACACATCATTTACACTTGTCAATTCATTTTTTCACATTTTCGGAACTTTTTTTCAAATATTCATTGTAAATGTGAACTTTTAATGTTATAATCCGAGTATAGTACATATAAGAAAGAAGGTGTTCATTTGAAAAAAGACACAAGTACAAGGCTTCAAGAGTTAATGGATATAAAAAATATTAACCAAGTCGACCTATGTCAACGTACTGGTATTCCGAAGTCGTCTATGTCAATGTATTTAAGTGGTGAAAGAAGCCCAAGGCAGAACAGACTATCTCAAATTGCAGAAAAATTCAATATATCTGAAGCATGGTTGATGGGGTACGATGTACCTATGGAAAGAACTGATTCCCTATCGGATGAAACTTTATCACAGAAAGATAAACGCGATATTTTAGATATTATAAGTTCTACCAAGGCTGAATTATTATCCCAAGAAGGATTAATGTTTGATGGCGATCCTGCTTCTCCTGAAGCAATTGAATCTATTCTAAGTGCGATGGAAATTGGTATGGAGATGGCTAAGAAAAAGAACAAGGAAAAATATACACCTAAAAAATATAAAAAGGACTGATGTGGATGGACATAAAAAAGATTGTAAATTCGCTTGTCAAGAAACATAAAACAAGAAACCCATTTGAGATTATCAAGGGAATGAATGTTATCCTTGTGCCAGTGCCACTTGAAGGTGTCAGAGGATTTTATCAATATTTCCAGAGAAATAACATTATTTATATTGATGATTCTCTTCCAGAACATGAACAGATTCTTGTCTGTGCCCATGAGCTGGGGCATATGCTACTTCATAAAAAAGCTAACGCGCTCTTTATGGATACATATACTGGATTTAATACGACAAAGTACGAAAAAGAGGCTGATCTGTTTGCTATGGAACTTCTTGTGCCAGACGAAATATTTTTAGAGTACAAGGAATACACCACTGGACAGATTGCACGTGCACTTGGATATGATGAGAAACTAATTAAATTAAGATTAAAATAAGGAGGAAATATGTATATGAAAAAGGCAAAAATCATTATTATTACATGTATTTTATTAAGCTTGACTTCTGTAACTCTTGTTTTTGCTGATTCTCCAACAGCTAGTTTTTCTAACTGTCAGGTAATTTTGCCTCAATCTGTAAAGCCAAATCAAAAAATCAACATATTGTTTATAGGTGATAGGCTAAGTTCTACTGGTGGAATACAGGGTGAAACAAAAATAATTCCAGGAGCATATGATTTATATATTAATTCAGTTTCTGACAAGAATTTGGTTGATACATACTTTATTGATGAAACAAACGGAAATTATACCAAAACTACTTCTAGGACTTTAAAAATTAAAAATCCAGGAAAATATATATTAAAAAGTTACTTTTATGTATATACATACATCGATAATTCTTGGGAAGAAACCGGATATGAAATCGGAACAATTAATAAGACAATTAATGTAATTGGTCCTAAATATAAAATATCATTCAATGCAAATAAAGGAAAAGTTTCAAAAAAAGTCAAATCAGTCCAGGCAGGTAATAAATACGGAACCCTTCCTACCCCGAAGCGAAAAAATTATAAATTCAAAGGTTGGTATACCAAAAAATCCGGTGGAAAAAAAATAACCAGAAATACTTTAATTAAAAATTTAAAAAAACATACATTATATGCACATTGGTTTGGTCCTAAAGGAAAAGGAAAAACCATCACAAAAGCTGAATATAACAGAATTACTTATAATATGACGTATAGCCAAGTTAAGTTTTTAATCGGTGGTCCTGGAGAGCTTGAAGTTTCTTCATATATAGGCCGAGAATTAACTGAGATATATTCTTGGAAAGGAAATGGATCTGTCGGTGCAAATGCAAATATAACTTTCCAAGATGGAAAAGTTATCGGAAAGGCTCAATACGGTTTAAAATAAATTATATTATATTAATTCTTCAAAATCCAAACATCGCAACAATCGAACTTTAAAAATATAATGAGGAGGTGATTACATTGTCTAAACCTTTTACGAAAGAGGATGTAATTCAAAATAAAAAATCAGCAATCCGTGCTTTAAATAAACAACTAGAATATTACATAAATGATCCTTCTGGCAACCATCTAAAAAAAGCCAATTTAATTTCTTACTGGCTTAAAGATTATGTTCGCATGATCAATTATGAAGAGAAATTTAATCCAACTAGAAATATTGCCTATAAGCGAGGAAATATTATTAAATTGAATTTCGGTTTCAATATTGGAAGCGAATATGGTGGTCTCCATTATGCAGTCGTTCTTGATAAACACAATGCCCATAATTCCCCTGTCGTAACAGTTGTTCCTTTAACTTCGATTAAGCAAGATAAAACAATTCATGAAAATAATATTTTCCTTGGAAATGATATATATCGACTATTAAAAGTTAAACATGATACAATTTCAAAGACATTAGAAGCAGAACAAAATGAATTAGACTCAATGGTTAAAATAGTAGGTTCAATGGTTGAACTAACAGAAAAAAGCACTGCAAAAACCGTTGCTCTACAAGAAAAAGAAAAGCCATATAATAAAGAACTTTTAAAGGCTAAACAAGATTTAGAGCTTGCATGGAAAATGTTAGATGGTCTAACTATTAAAATCGATAAAAACAAAGAAAAAATAGTAAACTTAAGAAAAATTGAAAAGGAAATCTCACAAATGAAAGAAGGTAGTATAGCTCTTGTCAATCAGATAACAACTGTCAGCAAAATACGGATTTATGATCCTAAAAATTTAAACGGTGTTTTATCTGGAATTACTTTATCTCAAGAACAAATGGAAAAAATAAATAATAAAATAAA